GGTATATTCTAATGAACCAGCTTCTATCACACGTCGGGAGAGAGTCACCATTACGGTAACGCCCCGTCCGGAATTCACTGAGAATGGAATGCTTAGTGAACGCTTGGTTGCGTTGAAAACGGTCACGCCTACTCCATTGATTCCTGATTTGTGGCTTTGCCATGTACAGCGATCCTATCCGGTGATAAGTCAAACCACTGGGGGAACAGCCACAATAGGGTGGAAAGATATGTATCTTCCCCTAGAAGAAGGAAATTTTCGGATATTGAAAGACGTCAGTATATATGATGTGATACGCTTTATAACTCTAGATTCGAAAGAGTATTTTGCACACCAGGAAAATTTGGTGGCAAACTCGAACAATTTGGCTGAGAAGATGCTCCTGTGCAGCAAGTGCAATATGCCACTCGCGGGAGTTTGTCAGTGCAAGGCAGAGGATACGTTGGATCAACAAGTGGGTCTGCGTACTGGCATTTCGTGTGCTCGAACTTTACACCGATGTTGGTCGTATTGTGATCGTGCGCACCGCTGGATGCGTGGACCTGCGAATCTAGAAAGAATGCAGGATAGAGTAGACCGAGGAGCAACACTCGATGCTCATTGGTTATTGCGTTGGACAAATTGGATACCCACGCAGATATTATTGCGTAGATCCGTGTTGGATTTCGTCGCGTTCATGGAAGACGAACGGGCCTCACAGCTCAAACCGTGGTATACAATCTTACACATTCTCCTTTTCGCGTGCATAATTTTTGTAGTGTACGTGCCATGGCAGATAGTACTGATATTCTTAATGATATTACTCTTGATTTATCGTGATACAATGTATTTTGAGCGCGAGATGATTATAGAGTCTATTTTGGAGGACAGACGTCACTTGCCATACGTGTTCACTCGTATCAGGGATTCGCAATTGCGATATATCTTGGGGTTGAGTGCTATGCTCGGCACGATATACGCTGCTTTGATTACGAGCAGGAAATTGCGCCAGATGGCAAAAGGAATGATTTTTTCCGACAAATTCGAGCAACAGGGGCGCCTCTCACCGCTTTCTGATGCTGACTTGGCAAATCGTGATGCAGAACAAAATGCGTGGTCTAAGATTCCTTTATCCACATTGCCGATTGCTCATCGTGTAAAGACAACAACGATCAACCAGTTGGAGACAATAGTCTTCAACAACTTGTGCCATTTAACAGTGGCTCTGGATGATAATCGTTACTTTACTTCAGATGTATTTTTTCCCTGTTCCAATTACGCCATAGTGCCGACCCATCTATTTGGGAAACACCGCACTTTGGCAGGTTTATTTAAGCGCAATGAGTTCGATGGCAGTAGTTTTAATCACATAATTTCCCGCGAACATTCGGTGGATATACCAGGCACGGATTTTTCCCTGATCTGGGTGCCCGCTGGTGGTGAGTGGAAAGATGTGCGAAGTTATATACCGCGCACGATGATGAAAAACGGAGCCGGACGTTTAATATACAAGGATGAGAATGGAAATCCACTTATTTCTAAGTTATATCACACGGTTGGAACGCAACATACTGTGAAGGAGTTTTACGGATCCAAGTACGATTTAGAATTTAACACATTCGAAGGATTGTGCATGGCGGTGACGCTTGCAGAAATCAAGGCTCCTGTCATATCAGGTTTTCACCTGGGTGGCAAGAGCGGACACAAACGCGGTTGCTGTGGATATTTGTCGCTAGATCAGCTTGAAAATGCGATGGAAGCTCTATCCCGAATACCAGGTGTGCTGTTAGCCAACAGCGCAGGTACGATGCCAGAAGAGATAATGGGAGTACAGTATTTTCAAGGGCGCCGAATTCACCCAAAGAGTGCACTGAATTTTTTATCGGAAGAGGCACAGGTGGTTGCATATGGAGAAGTAATTGGCCGGGCCAAATATTACTCTGAGGTGGTTACTTCTGCTATATCTGGGAGTGTAACTCGGCACATGGGAGTGGAACAACAGTGGGGGAAACCCCAGTTCGGTAAGAACTATCCGTGGCAAGCTTCACTCGATGTAGCTACCCATCCCGCCTTAGGTGTGGAAGGAGCACATTTGACGTGGGCAGTCAGAGATTATTTGCACCAATTTTGTGTGATACTTGATGAATTTCCAAGTCTGAAGATGGATATAGTTCCACTTACAGACGAAGAAGTAGTAAATGGACGGATTGGAATTCGTTTTGTCGATAAGATGCCGTCAACTACTTCCGTTGGATTCCCCCTTGGTGGACCTAAAAGTCAATACCAGTTCGAAGTAGCAACTCCGGAGGATGCGAGACGCACGGAATGCGTTGATTTTGATCCCGAGATATGGGGTGAAGTATCGCGTATGGAGGAATGTTATTTGAAGCACGAACGTTGTTACCCTATTTTTAAGGCCTGCCTGAAAGACGAACCCACACCATTGAATAAGGAAAAGGTACGGGTGTTTCAAGGCGCCCCTATAGCGATGCAAATTTTAGTCAGGAAATATTTCCTGCCTATAGTGCGCTGTATGTCCATGCTGCCCATAGCAGCGGAATGTGCGGTAGGGGTGAATGCTCATTCACAGGAGTGGGATGAATTGGCGAAACACATGCGGAAGTACGGATCAGACCGTATTTTAGCAGGAGATTACAGTAAATATGATTTGCGCATGCCAGCGCAGATGGTGTTAGCTGCTTTTTCCGTGCTAATATCCATTGCGGACAAATATGGATATACGTGTCGTGATATGATAGTAATGCGGGGTTTAGCCACGGACGTGGCTTATCCAACGATAGCATACAATGGTGATCTGATTGGGTTATTTGGAAGTAATCCATCAGGTCATAATTTAACTGTGTATATAAATTGCATTGTCAACTCATTGTTAATGCGTTGTGCTTATTATCATATTGAAGGGCCTCTTGTACCTTTCCGCCATTCGGTCGCTCTGATGACCTATGGTGATGATTGCAAGGGTTCCGTGCATAAACGTTGCCGGAAATTCAATCACTTGAGTGTTGCAGAATATTTAGGTGCTCGTGGAATGGTATTCACTATGCCTGATAAGACAGCAACACCAACGCCATTCATGCGCGACGAAGATGCTGATTTTTTAAAGCGCAATTCGGTATATCATCCAAAGCTCCATTGTGAGTTAGGAGCGCTACAAGAGGACTCCATTTTTAAGAGTCTGCACGCTCATCTCCAATCGGCTTATTTGTCAGAGAATGAGATCTGTATGGCCACCATAGAATCGGCTTTGGTGGAGTGGTTTGTGCCCGGCGAGGAAGTGTACGAGAAGAGGAGGAAACAATTGTAT